TCAATTCCATGCGCGGCTTTATTGAGTACTTCATAGGGGTGACAATTTTCTAGGTCTGTCGCGCCGTGTGTGCGCATGCGCAAGTGATAAGCGCAGTCGCGGCCTTCAATATTAGAGCGATAAAAATCAATAAATTCATGGGCCGATTTTGGCAAAATTTTATTGATAACCAGCTGGCTATTTTCGATCGTCATAACGCCAACACCATCTGAATTGCTTTCGTAAAAATCGGTAAGCCATTCATTCGACAATTTTGGCGAATGTTGTGATTGAGTGATTAGTAGACACATGGATTAAATTTCCTCGCTTGTTGAATTGATAGAGCCGCCGAATACTTCTGGACGCGGCTTTTTAGTGAATGGCAATACAAAACCCTTTTCGACCAGATAAGCGCGTAAAAAAGTAGTGTCGCGGCGATTATTTTCTAAGCAGATAAATTGTAAAAATTCGTCTGTCGTTAAGCGGGTTTGGCTTGTGTCGCGACTAAAAAACCATGTCGCATAGGTGAACTCTAAGCAAGCCATAATCGTCGAATATTTGAGCGTACCCTTGAAAATTCTAAATTCGACTGTCTTCTCATTTTGAAAATTCAGAGCCTCATATCTGTCCGAATTGAGATGACGCAACTTAGCCGCTTTGTTGTCGTACCCCATAGCGTCGCGTAACCAGTACTTGTCATTTTGCTTGTCATGCACTTTCGCCCAGCTGGACGAATCGCGCCGCGCTATTGCTTTGACAAGTGAGCGATTCTTTTCGTCATTGATAAAAAGAATCATTTTGGCGGCATGTAGCATGGTCATATCAGATTTGCACACATGTACATGCAAGCCGCATGTTGTTGTGTTGTGAGATTTTGCGCCTACAAAGCGATTCTTAAAAAATGAGAGTTGTCGCTTATGAATGTCCAGACCCGTATAGCCCGTTACCATCTCAAAGCCATTACCGATAGAGCCGTCCTCTTCAATTAAGCAATACTTTGAGCCATCAATATGACCGATAGCATTAAGCAAGTCTGCCGCTTTGTCGTCCATGTCCATGTCGCGAGATATTTCCATCTCCAACTCAAGTCCCAGTAAAACCCGCGGCTTGCGAGTGTCAAAGCTGGACGCTATATGACCCAACTTGTGCTTGCTGGAATGTCTGCCGCCAATATTGCAATACCCGCTATTGTCGTCCTCGTCCTCGTCCTCGTCGTCGTCATAGTATTGGTTACGCTCACTGTAGTAATAATTTTCGACACAACAATCGCAGACACGATAGTCATCTCGTACATTGTGAGAGTTATCCATAATGCTTAAAATGTCGCAGTCATTACATTCAAAATATTCGCCGCCAAATTTATCCTCTAACCATTCCGTCCAGCATTCATGCCTGCCGCGAATACTGGACAAGTTATTGAGCGCGTCCAGAGCCTCGCTATCGTCGCCGCTAATAATTGCATGTCTTAGGCTTACTGCTAACTTGTCGCGCAGCTGCCGACGCTCCATGACCAGGCTTAGTCTTGTCAGTCCTTGGTCTCGTCCTTGAAACCAATTTCCTTCAATGTTGCGACGAATACCAGAGCGCACATTACTAATGCTTGCGCGCCGCTGTCTCTCTCTCATGATGTTGATTGTCATTGTGTTACCTCGTTTAGGTTATTGCGGGCAAAAGTACCCGCTTATAGTGTAACGCATGAATTGACGAATAGATGACAAGTAGATGAGAGTAGACCAGAGACGCGACCAGAGTGAGCCTATAGCTCTTGTTTGTCATTCTGTACTTAAGTACATAGACAAAATGACAAACATAATCAGAGCCACTATATATAGATATAGACTATATACAAATATAGATAATATGCTTATATGAATATATGACTATATGACTAATAGGTGATATACATAATAGGTATATATGTATAAAGGGTATTCAGATAAATGAATGGGGGATAATCTACAACGCGCTCTCTGAGAAAATATATATTTGCATTATGTACATAATAGGGGATAATGATTATCTCGCATTATCTCGATAATGATTATCTGGCTATTTGATTTGGGCATGGGGTGTTGATGTGCGTGCCCCCCAACTGAGTCCCCCCAGAAAAAAAATCAGTTTTTCTGAATTAGGCTATGCAATGTTTGGGTATTGTCTGTGAGATTGACGCTCTGATGAGCGCAATAGAAGGTGCGTGTCTTAACGCTGTCCAAGTTGTAAACATTAAAAGTCGTCCACATTGGTCCTGTTGCAACCCCTACGATATGCGAGACATATCGCGATAGGCTGCCGATGTCGGTTACTGTAAAGCCCATGTCTAGAGTACATTCGCACATTCCTGTAGGGTAGGTGGTAATGACCGATTTGCCCTCGTTAAGGTGCTGGCGAACCATATTGGTAAAGAGATTGGGGTGGTAGTCAGGGAGTTGCCCAGAGTTAGGAGGGCTGTTGATGACAAGGTAGTCGTATTGCGGGGTAGCTAAACCTTTTAAAGCAGGGTAATCAAACAATAGGTCCTCCCTGCCAGCCATAGGGTTAGGAACTCCTAAACGATCAGACAAGTAGGCAAACCAATCTAAATGAAAAGCTACCCAATCATGGCGCTTTAGGTGCTCGTAAAAGAAGTTGGCATAGCCAATCCAGCAGTTAATTGCGCCTGGCGGGATGTATAGGTCAGACAAAGTAATGGGTACATCCTCTAATAAAGGGAAAAGCTGGTCATGGTGCTTAAGATTGCAATGGTGTGTGAACTCTAAATGCGGGTTTTCTGAACAGACCTTGCGCAAATAATGAAGATGAACCAGCTGATCGCCTAGATGATATTCGTTGTATGTGTGTATCATGTCGTGTATGATTAGGTTAAACAAAGGAGTGATGATATGAGTATAGCAATAGATAAACAAATACCACCACCACTAAGCAAAAAGAGAAATTCGTACCCATATAGGAATATGGAGGTCGGGGAATCGTTTTTTGTAGATGGGGTTGGGATCAGATTGATGTGCAACAACAACTATCGAATTGGCAAGTTAACAGGGATGAAGTTTGTCGCAAGACGGGAAGGAAACGGGGTGAGAGTATGGAGAATCGAATAGCAGCTGCAGTCTTGCTTGGTTTATTGGCGGGTTGTTCTTCAGCGCCCACCGAGTTAAATACCGCGCTAGAGGTAGATAAGGTGATTCAGCCTTTATCGCGTAATGAAGTGATTAACGGAGTAACTGAGTGCGAAGGCAATGGCTTGCGCGCTGTAATGCTCTATTCCAAGCGTAAGGTCAATGGCTACACCAGCGAAGTAGTAATTGATGTGACCTGCGCGCCCCGCTACAGAACTTATTGAGAATATGATGGAAACAATAGAACAATATATTGAAAAAGCTGATGACCAGGCTAAAAAAATGTACATGGAACGCGTCTGGCGCATGGGTAAAGACGAAATCTTTCACGAGTTAATGCGCGTGCATGGCGAAAGCTCTAAGCTGCTGATGGCCGCTCAAGCAGAAATTACCCGTCTAAAAAACATCCTTGATCCTGAAGATGGCGACATTAGACATTGAAAAACTCTACCAAGAGCGTGTGTTGTACAAGAGCGAAATGCTCAAAGCCATTTCTTGCCGAACCAAAAAGCAAAAGATAAAGTTGGCAAATGAGTGGAAAGAAAAGTACAGCAATATGACTTATGTGGGCTTAATCCATTTAGCCAGAAACCACGATGCGCGCTTAAAAGTGGCGTATTGGGATTTGGGTAACTTTGAACAAAAAAGACTGTCCAAAATATGAAAACCGCAGCCGTAGTGACCGTAACCAATGGCAAGCGCCCAGATCAACTTAAAAAGTGCATGGAAAGCATTGAGAATCAATCTTATCCTGTAGAACACTACATTCTGTGCGATGGCGATTGGTATAGCTTTAACAAAATCTGCCAGTCAACTGCTGCTCATGTTTGCTATTGGGATGCCAAAATTGGTGGCGATGGCTGGCTTGGGCAACGCTGGTATGCTGCTGCGCCACAACTCATTACTGAGGATGTGACTTTTTTTTGTAACGATGACGATTGGTATGAGGACAACCATGTACAAACCATTATGGAGAAGATCGAGCAAGGGTATGACTGGGCGTACTCTTTTCGTAAGGTATGTGATCAGGAAGGCGCTTTTCTTTTTAACGATAATTGCGAAGCCCTTGGTGAAGCATCCCCCGTTTGGGTAGATTCCAACCATCACTTTGTTGATTGGTGTATGTGGGGTATGAAAACCGAGTGTTTAAAACAAATATCGCCAGTTCTTAATAACAAGGATATTGCTGTAGATCGTTACTTTTATGCCCTTGCAAAACAAGCCTTTCCTAAATTTTCAGCTACCCTACAACACACTTTTAACTTTAGACTAGGTGGAGGCTGCGGGGTTCAAAAAGAATTTTTTGAGATGGGCAACGCAGAAATGCTGAAAAGGCACAACGGCACTTTGCCATGGACAAATACATGAGCTTTAACTTAAAGCATTTTTACAACTTTTGTAAGCAGCTGCAAATTGAAACCAAAGAGCAGGGTTTACGCAAGATGGATCACCTTCTTGGTACTCAAACCTATGTGATGGACGAGATTGCAAAAGGATTGCAAGATGATGTCCATTTTTTTGTTATTTTAAAAGGACGGCAACTTGGCATTACTACAATATCACTCGCACTTGATCTCTACTGGCACTTCACCCATCCAGGGCTTCAAGGCACACTCACAACTGATACGGAAGAAAATCGGGATATGTTCCGATCAACCCTTGCCATGTATATGGATGGTTTGCCCAAAGAGTACCGCATCCCGCTCCTTGCTCACAACCGAAATCAGCTTTCCCTCAAAAACCGCAGCCGTCTCTTTTATCAAGTCGCTGGGCTTAGAGCAAAAGGAAGTCTGGGTCGTGGTAAGGCTATTACATACTTACATGGAACGGAAACCAGTTCTTGGGGAGACGAAGAAGGATTAGCTTCCTTACTAGCTTCTTTGGCTGAAACTAATCCAGACAGACTTTATACCTTTGAATCTACCGCTCGTGGTTTTAATATGTTCCACGATATGTATGTCACCGCCAAGCGCGCCCGAACCCAAAGAGCTATTTTCTGTGGTTGGTGGCGCAATGAGCTGTATATGCTTGATCCTAACAGCCAGACTTACAAAGTGTATTGGGACGGAAAACTTACGGGCGAGGAAAAGGAGTGGGTGCGGGATATTAAAAAGCTCTATAACTTTGAAATCAATAGCCGTCAAATTGCTTGGTGGCGCTGGAAATTACTAGAGGGTATCAAGGATGAAAGCCTAATGTACCAAGAGTTTCCGCCCACGGAAGACTATGCCTTTGTCATGACCGGCAGCTCGTTCTTCTCGAACAGCAAATGCACGGATGCCAGGAAGGAATCGCGTAAAAGCCCGTTAGACGGTTATCGGTAAGTCATGGGCCATAACTTCCAAGACA